CTTCAGCGCTTTCTTCGACAAAGAGGTCTCAATTCTCGCCTACATTCACCGGCTAGACGTCGAAGAGGAAAAGGCAAAATTACTCAAAGATATGAAGGTCGATAACATCACGGACTTCCTCAAAAAGAAAATCCAAAAGACAGGCTCAATGAAGCGCTATCTTGAAACGGTTGAGCAGAAGTTCGTGTCAGCAACAACATTAAATTATAAAGATATGACAATCGAAGACAGAATAAAAATGAAGCTCGCCGAGCATGGTCTCGGGGTAGACTTCCATTCAAAGGTCGAGGGCTGTTCGGTGACGCTATACCGATACGAGCCGTCTGTAGGGCTCAAAATGAGCAAGATCGAGGCGTTTGTGAAGGACATCGAGCAAGTTGTCGAAGTCTCGGACATTCGCGTCCTCGCGCCGATTAGAGACTCAGGGCTCATTGGCTTTGAAGTGCCGAAGAAAGACAGAACATTTCCGGGAATCGCTCCGAAGGGTGGCGGTCTCATTCTCGCGCTCGGTGTCGACGTTATGGGAGATACGCGACTCTTTGATCTTCGAAAAGCACCTCACATGCTCGTGGCCGGCAGTTCCGGCTCGGGAAAGTCTGTCGCTCTCAATTCGATCATCAGCCAGATAATTACGACTCCGGGCGTCGCTGAGCTTCACCTCTTCGACCCGAAGCAAGTCGAGCTTTTCCAGTTCGAAGGCAAGCCGGGCGTAGTCGAGTACCAATTTGATTCTACGGAGATAGTGAAGTCGCTACATCAGCTCGTGGAGGTCATGGAAAGCCGCTATTCTGCCCTCAAACAGGCGGGAGCACGCAACATCGACCAAGTTACTGATATGGCCTACAAAGTCGTTGTAATCGACGAATTTGCCGATTTAGCGATGAAAAGTGAAGTGTCTCATTACATTCAGCTTCTCGCTCAGAAGGGGCGCGCCGCAGGTATTCACATCATCATCGCAACACAGCGAGCGAGTGCCAAGGTAATTTCAGGAGACATCAAGGTAAACTTCCCTGTCAAAATGGTTTTCAAGCTCGATAACTTTACCTCATCACGCGTCATGCTCGATGAAGGTGGAGCGGAGAAGCTCCTCGGAGCTGGAGACATGCTCTTTGTGGCCGACAAAGGCGTGGAAAGATTACAAGGTTTCAATTCTTAAGCCATGAATGATAGGCAATATATAAAATACACACCAAAAGGCAAGCTATATAGAATACGTCAAACATGTAGAGGTTTAAGGTTTGATTTATTTCCAATGAGAAGACTAAAAGACGGCAAGATAGCAAGGAGGAAAATAATACTTATTCTTGAGTATGATAAAAGTTGTCGACGATATATCCCAAAAAATATATTGGGTGAAAAAATAGTTACAGCCCTTTATGGATATACCCAACAGCAGGTCGATTTACTAGAGTTAATTGGAATTGTCCAACCTATATGATTTGCCCAATGTGTAGAGTTCAAATGCTCAATTACGTCAAAGAAAAGCAATACGAAGCAGGGGTGCAGACAACTGGTGGCAAAACACAGGTAGTCACCGTTCCGCTCCCAAATGGCGGCATCTCAAACGAGGACGTCTACGAAACGTGGTACGTCTACGAGTGTCCGAAGTGCGGACGACAGGTCAAAGAGTCGTACCGATGCGAAGTTCTTATTGATAAAAGATAAACCTATGGCAAACCCTCAAAAGGAAAATGGACATACTAAAATCGCAAACGAGCTATATGACGCCGTGCTTGCTTGGCATTTCAGCTCATACGAGCAGAGGGTGCTCATGTTTATCATCAGGAAGACATACGGCTGGAACAAAAAAAGCGACAAGATCGCCCTGTCTCAATTTGTCAAAGCAACTGGTATCAGAAAAAGCCATGTATCTCGTGCTCTCAGTCTCCTCCTCAAGCAGAATGTTATTACCAAAGGGGGTAACAGGGATTTGCGTGAGTGGGGCGTCCAAAAAAACTACGACAAGTGGGTCAGGTTACCAAAGGGGGTAAAGAGTCACCACCCTCTAGGAGTTACCGAAGGGGGTAATTCAAAAGATAGTGTAAAAGGGGGTAATCCGACTGTAAAAGGGGGTAATTCAAAACGTAAAAGGGGGGGCATACAAAAGACACTAACAAAAGACACTATTACAAAAGACAAGAGAGGCGATAAATCGCCCGCGCCCGTCCCGTCAGAAATAGCAGTTAGTTTCTTCAAAGGCATTAAAGACCTGATTGAGAAAATCGACAGTCCGGAAGCAAGCCAAGGACGCATCTTTCTCGAAAAGCTCCTCACTACCTACCCACTTGTCCCAAAAGAAGTCCTATGGCGAGAGATCAAAAAGTTCTATAATTACTGGACAGAGCTAACTCCTTCGGGGAAGCGCCAGCTATGGCAAAAACGAGAGACATTCAACATTCCGCGGCGACTCCAAACATGGTTCTCCAAGGTGAAAGAGTTTGAAGATAGGGAAAAAGTCGGTTTCATTAAAAATAATCGTGGTAAAGAAATCATCATCTAATATGGAAATAAAGCATAAAATTTGTCCGCATTGCGGCGCGAGTATGAAGTCATTTCATCACAATTTGAGCACCGGCCTTGTCACTGCCCTAGTCAAAGCTATACGGTTCGTCCAAGCGAATAATAAAAATAAGTTCCACCTCCAGAAAGACCTGAAAGAATTAACAAAAAACGAGTATAATAACTTCCAAAAGCTACGTTTCCACGGTCTCGTTGCTAAAATCCACGACAAGTCAGGATATTGGCTCATTACGAGGCGCGGTGGACAATTCCTCAGGGGTGAGATCACTGTGCCTTGGAAGGTTGAGACTTTCCGAAATAGGGTGATTGGACATAGTCCTGAGCAGGTTCATATTAAAGACCTGAGGGGAAAGTTGCCAGAGTTCGAGAAAGATTTTAGCTACGAATACCAACCAGTCGAATACTTACAAAATATCATTAAAAAATAAGCCTATGGAAGAAATAACATACGACAAATTCATAGTGAGAACAGCACGGTCAGAGTTTCCGATTGACGGCGACGAATTGCCGAAAATCTTTGAGTCTATTGGTACTGGCAAGCCATATTTGTGCCGCCAAGGTCTCTTCAATCCGTCCTTTTTCGATACCGTAGTCGAAGACAAAAAGCGCATCGAAGCAATCAAAGAAATGGTCAGGACGACACACAAGGCAAATAGCATGGTCGGTCGCGTCAAAGGCGTGGACTTTGAGCCACGCGAGTACGATATGGGCATGATTAAGCTCGCTGATCTCTTTTCCCCTGTGCGCGCGACACTCGAAGCCGCTAAGAAAAATCAGGAGCTAGGCTCAGGACAGTAGTTTTTCCACAGGTTTGCAGATTACCTGCTTGCAGGTGGTGTATACTGTTCACATGAAGGACAGAATGACAATCAAAGAGCTCCAAAAAACGTACCCTGACTACAAGCCGACCAAGGTTGCAAAGAGCAAGTACAACAACAAAAAGACCGAATACAACGGCGTGCTGTACGACTCGAAGAAAGAAGCAGCCTATGCCAAGCGACTTGAATTCCTCAGACACGCCAAAGAGCTTTCAGAACGCGTCACTCAGGTCACTACCCAAGTACCCTACCGCATTACCGTCAGCAACAAATACATCGCCACCTACTTTGCAGACTTCCTTGTGAAGTACGCGGACGGGCGGAGCGAGGTGATTGACGTCAAAGGGGTACGGACGCCGATATACCGGCTCAAAAAGAAGCTAGTCGAAGCACTTTATAAAATAGAAATCATTGAAATATAAATGAAAAACGTGAGATCAAAACAGAAGAGGGCGATGAAGGCGGCAGCACGGCGCAAGGACTATGAGAAGCGCAAAAACGTCTACAAATACCGTCCCTCTATAGCTCTACAGCCATACGAACAGCCAAAGTTTGCTCAGAAGCGCAAGTACGTTGCCGAGCAGACGTTTGTCGACGGCAAGCCAGTGGCGAAAGTAAAGAGCTTCGGTGTCTACGACGATAAGGGCGCTCCAGTATTGGAACAGGTTGGCGTTAAAATTAAGTACTTCAAGCGCAAGGTGCGAAACACCTCAATGCAGCTTCCGAAGTCAGAAAAATAATCGTTATGAAGAAAAAAGCAAAAACAACAAAAAAAGTAACAGTAGAACATGGGAAAATGTCTGATCTTCTATTCAGACTAGAGGCTTCAGCAATAAGAGCTGACCAGTTTCAAGCGGAAGCAAAGCGCCACGAAGCAAATCTCATTGCTATTTGTCTTGCTGTCGGTCTTGAGCGTCCAATGGATCAATACTCACGCGAGCCGGGCGAGTTTAATCACACCACCTTTGCAAAGCTCCCGTACATGGTCGCCGAGCTTCGTGGTTTCAAAAGCGGTATTCAGAAGAGGGACGAAGACCGCTTAGACGAGGTTGATTTCCTCCGTAAAATGGTTGGCGTTGCTATGGAAGACCCGATGCTTCACGCACTTGCCGACAAGATTTCAGATACGCCTATTGGGGAAACAATCATTCGTGGACGCAAGCCGGGTGAGGGATTTAATCCAGACATGTTCAAAGGGAAAATGTAATTTATATGCCTGAAGATCAAGCACATAAAATTGCATACCTCGAACGCATGGCAGAACACTACCAGAAGCAAAACGCAGGGCTCAATATGGCACTGCGTAGAGCTATCCGGTGGATATTGGCAGAGCTCATTATTATTATCGTTTTGGTTTGTTACATAGCCGCATAAAAACATGAAAGCAATAATCGGAAACAAAATACACATGGACGTTGAACACTTCCACCACCGGCAAAAGGTCATTGAGCGGAAGCGCCAGATCGACAACATACTCCTCGACCGTGATCTATGGCTCGAGAAGGACGACTTCAAGCCGATATACATAGCGAGCAGTAGGGTGAAGAAGCCCATACTCAAGCGGATTTTCCTAACATTATTTGAATTAAGACCATAAAACACATGAAAAATTTTCTAGCAGGGTGGATAGTTTTGCAGTTAGTGTGTCTCGGGTGGGCGGCAGGGTCGGTGCAGAAGCAGGTTGCTGAGAAGACTTATGTCTGTTCTACGGCAACCGAGCCGGGGTTTGTCATTACGTCAATGATCTTCCCGTTAGCATTTTTCATGAATGAAGACCAGAGCGTAGTCGATTACTGTAGCAAGTAATATACGGAGGAGGGTAGTCAGGGGGAGGAGGAATGGTCTTTTCTTCATTGAGATGCGCCTAAAGCACTATGAATGAGTGCATCTCCCTGTCTGTCCTTCTCAAGTGACGTATATCTAGTCTTGGAGTGGCGGAATAGGTAAACGTATGGGGGAGAGCTCCCCTAAGCCAACTATAACGGCTCATTGCAAGGTGACTATACGAGTATGAGCCTCGGTCAAATCCTTGCCTCCAAGATTAGCTATATGTCACACAAAAGAGAGCACCACCTGAGTTATGCACAGGTTGGTGCTTTTTTAATGTGTTGTATAATTTGAAGCACTAGACAAAGTTTGGATTTGTTGGATTTAGAATCCAAAATAAACATGGCAAAAATATCTGATAAAAAACTACAAGCGAATAGAAAGAATGCCAAGAAAGCTGGACGCAAAAAAGGCGTAAAGCTCGCCTCGACTATTGTCCGTGAAGCTACTCTCGCAGATATTAAGACTGCAATCGAACGACGAGCAAACAAACTCATTGAAGCTCAGTCTGTTGTTGCACTCGGCACATACAAAATGGTGGAGATTGCCATTGAAGAAGAAGACGGTATGCCCGTCAAGAAGCTCAAGGTTGTGCGCGATATTTCGCGTATGGACGAGATTATCGAGACAAAGGTACTCGGAGTCGACTATTTCGTTTTGGAGGGCTCTAAGCCCGATTGGAAGGCCGCAAACGCCCTCCTCGACCGCTCTTTCGGCAAAGCCAAGGAGTCTATTGACGTTAATAACCCTGACGGAGCGTTTTCGCTCAAGGGTCTCTTTATGGCGGCGGAAGAAAAGAAGAAATTACCGAGCACTGCCCCATGAACGGGTTAAGAGTATCGGGAGAGGTAATGACCCTAGATGAATTCTATGATCGAGAGCAAAAGAAGTTACGAGTGAAAGCTGAATTCGCAATCATCAACGGGGAATGTATTGGTTTCGACACTGAAAGGTGGCAGGAAGTGAAGGTTATGAGGGTGTTCGTGAGCCGTCTCATGGACGAAATCTACCTTCTCACTCCAAACGACAGTGGTGAAAATGGTCGAGATTTATCAGAAGTATAGTTTTACATATTCACATGGGTAATCCACAAGAAGGTAAAATTTCACACGTTTCCGACAAAGGATTCGGCTTTATTGCTATCGCAGGACAGCAGAAGGACGTATTCTTCCACGCTAAAGAGGTTCGCGGCACAGAATACGCAAACCTCAAGGTCGGTGATGAAGTGATCTTTGACGGTATTGAAGACTCTCCGAAAGGAAAGGCTGCATACGGTGTTTCTTTGAAATAAATATGTGAGGCGTTGTTTATCTCAACGCCTACTTATGGGAGTGGCTGGCGCATCTAGGAGTTGATCTCACCTAGATAAAAACGGGTTCGATTCCCATGCTCCCACAATGACTACGCATGAACGAGCGAGTCATGACGATACCGTTTGTTCGACCAAGCGGTATCACGCGGGCGCTAGGTAGTCTCAGCTCATATGTGTTGAGCCTTTGAACGAGATAGGATTCGTTCAATGGGGAGGTGCAATTCCTCCAGCGCTCCTATGCAAATATATTCAAGCAAGCAAGATTTATACGGCATTCCGGTGCTCTTTAAGCGTATCGGAGAGGGCGAGTCGATCACGGCCGCTATCTTTGGCTTTAAGACAGGACGAATGGGTTGGTCAGGTAGCCGCTTCTACATGTTCAGCCTCACTATTCCGCTATCACGCAAGCGTTGTTGGTGCTGCAAGGTGTATATTAACTAGGAAACTATGATAAATCTCCAAGACCCACGAGAGGTAGAAGCCTTTATGCTCATTCAAGCGAAGCCGAGCGTCTTCGTCGAGAAAATGTGGGGCTTAGTGCCACAACCCGTCAAAGAGGACTATCGAACAGCACTCGCTGACATTTTGAAGCTCAAAGGCGAGGATTGGGAGAGTGGCAAACACGAGATTGAAGCCCATTGGTTCGCGACGTTCGAGAAGGGCAAGCATATCACTTGGCAGCAGTGGCTCATTCTCTACTCGCTTGAGAAAGGACTGAAGGGCGAAGCCTCACTCAAGCTCTCGATTGCGTCCGGTCACGGTATCGGGAAGTCTGCCGTCGTGTCATGGATAATCTTGTGGTTCTTGTTCTCGTTCTACAACGCTCAAGTCCCGTGTACCGCACCGACTGGCTACCAAATGTATGACGTCCTATGGAAAGAGCTCAATTTGTGGATTGCTCGTATGCCAAAAGACGTTCAGACGAAGTATGTATGGGGAGCAGACCACATTCGTATGGCTGAGAGTCCGGCAACATGGTTTGCGCGTGCTCAGACGGCCTCCAAAGAGAATACGGAAGCCCTTGCTGGTGTCCACGCCGATCATGTCCTCACCGTTGCTGACGAGGCTTCTGGCGTGCCTGAGCAGGTGTACAACACGGCTGAAGGTGCATGGACTTCGGGCAACATTATCGTCATTCTCATTTCAAACCCGACACGCGTGAACGGCTATTTCTACGATACACACCACAAGCTCAAGCGTCACTGGCAGTGCATGCGCTTTAGCTCGATCGACTCACCAGTGGTTGATCCAGGCTATGAAGCTAAGATTGCAGAGCGTCATGGGCGAGAGAGCGCCGAGTACGGTATTCGCGTCCTTGGTAAATTCCCGAAAGAAGACAGCATGGACGACGGCGGTTATGTCTCACTCCTCACTGAAAAGAATATCAACGACATTCCAGACGTCGGTATCAGGTGGACGGGCGCGGTTATTTTGGGCGTTGACCCGTCCGGAGAGGGTAAAGACAAGACCTCATGGGTACTCCGAGACAATTTTAAGATGATGAAGATACATGAAGAGCGTAAAAGTAACGCCAAGACCATTGCCGAGAAGACCATTACCTTCATTGAGCAGTACGGTATCGACCCGAGAGACGTTGTTGTCGACTCATTCGGTGTCGGTATGGACGTCGGTATGCAGATTGCGATTGCAACAGGTGGCAAAATGGAAGTGACGACCGTGAACGTGGGCGAGAAATCAGACCTTGAGAGCGATCAGGAGCTTTACCTCAACAAACGAGCCGAAGCCTACTACAAAATGAAGAAATGGCTTCAATCAGAGGGCGAAATGGTCGAAAATAAGAACTTCCGAGAAGAATTGCTCG